GGGTATACTTGTTTCTAGACGACGACATGGAGCTGGAAGACCGAGAGCTGCGCGTGGACATCCTCGCATGGCGCACCCGCTCGCAAGCGGATGAAGACGCCAGGTGGAACGACCTCAGCGACCTTTTGCACGCCATCGAGAGCCTGCCGGGCGTCGCTGGCTTAAATCAAATCGGCGACATTGACCACGAAAACGGTCGCGGATGGACGTATGAAGTGACACTCGCTTAAACAAACCAACCAAAAACAAAAACACACATGACAATCATCAACTTACTACCCTACGTCAAAGAAACCCGCCGCTACGGTGTCACCTACATTCACACCGCCGTGCGCAAAGCCGTTGGCTGGGACGGTCTCGCCGGCACCCTGGACGGTCGCTCAGTGCGCGCCACCTTCTGCGGCTGGGGACGCTCGCTGCAAACACCTAAGGGCCACAAATACAAGGCGCACCTGCGCTACGTCGATAACGACAAGCCAGTGCCTACTAAGCTGATCGACCGGGTGCAACCTGCGCCGCTCTGCGCCTATTGTTCTGGGAGCTCGATGCCACACCATCAGATGGTAGGGTGCACCTGTGGCGTGTCGGACGCTGAATTCACTGCAATGTGGAGCGCCATCGCGGACTAACCTAACCCTACTTATGAAAGACAAAGCACTCCTCTACAGAGTCGAAAACACCTGGACACTCGAATGCCTGTGGCCAAGACAGCTTACTCGGTACTTCACGTCGGCTAAGGAAGCACGCTTGTGGGCAAGCCAGCGCCGCATTACCGTGAGGCGCGTAGCGAACTGCGACAGCTAATTCCGCCCCAACCCACGCACCTCTCGCGCCACCCGGCGCAGATTAGCCAGCAACGTCGCGAGTTGCTTGGCCAACCCTACCTCACGCCTATGAGCTGATTCATACATAGCGCGCCACCGTGCGCACTCCTCAGCATAAAACTCAGCTTCGTTCTCTAGAGCTTCGCAATCTTCGCACATCGCAAGTCGTTCTCTAAGAGCGCGATCCGAACGTGCTGCGCCTGAATGATGCGCCAATACCGCTCGGTAAGATCGCGCAGGTCGTGTACCTTATTGGCCAGGTCAATCCCGTTCGGTAAAACAAAATTTGAATTTTGATTTTGAGATTTGATTTTGAAATTTGAAATTTGATTTTCAATTTCGGATTTGGAATTTGAAATTTGATTTTTGAAGTCCACCTTGAAATTTAGAAGTTCAATGTCTGATTTGCAAGGTTGACCGGCCATCGCGTCACTCGTTTTCAATCGTTCCAACATGATCGTCTTGTGCTTTCGGCGGCTTAAGGGCCGCCATGAAAGCGGCAGAGATGTCGTTGTTTGTGTGCAGATGCACATGCTGGTGCAGCTGATCCGGCACCTTGTTCTTCTCCAGATTAGCATACTTGTCCAGTGTGATCCCCAGGGCCAGCACAGCGTCCTTAGCGGACATCTCCGGCATCAGTTCCATGACCCGCTGTGCAGCGCCATCGATCACCGATTGCAACTTGGCCTTCAAGTTCGTGTTGAAGTACGCATTTCTGAACTGCGAGTCCATATCCAGCGCCGACACCTTGATCTCGTCCACACTCCGCTCGCTGATCCCGAGCTGCATGGCAATAGCCCGGCTATGCTGCCCGGTGATGAACAGATCCAGCACCTTCTTCTGGATCTCAGGCGGAATGCCCGCAAGCGCCCCTTGTCCGTTGACCTTCTCCATGACTACACCTGGCACATGTTTCTCTATGCGCACGCCAGAAAGCCCGGCTAGTTGCCTAGCGCGGGACTCTGGTGACCGATAAACTGCGTTGCGCTTCTTGCGCTTAGGTGCCTCGCTCATTCTCGTTCGCTCATAAACGACAGATCTTCCGCCGTAATACCGTGGATCTCGCCGAATGCGCTCTCCTTGATAGCCTGAAGCTGCATGTAGTAGTGGTCAGCCTTAAGCGCGATCTTGAGCTGTATGTCAGCCTCTTGCTCACGTTCCTTCTCAAGCAAGGCAATCCGCGCTTTCAGCCAGTCAATCTCTTGCTCGGCTTGTAGTAGCAGCATTTCCGTGGCTATAGCGTGTTCTGGTGTCATTTTTGTATTTCATTCTTAAGCTGCTCAATGATCGCTGCCTGTGCGCTGTTCTCAAGGCGCAAGTCATGGATATCCTCCATAAACCGATTGGTTAGCATTCGCCCATAGCGGATGATCGCGTCCTTTTCCCATTCATCTAGCTCAACGCCATCGCAGGCCAAGCCAGCTTCGATCCAATAAATCTCTTCGTCTGGTGTCATCGTTGTTTAATATACTCTACTCCTGCTACGTCGAGAAGCGCATACAACCGCAGCGCCTCCCGTTTCCATGATGTCTTTACCGGCGGCACCGGCACGCCAGCAAGTGCCCTTAACTTGTTCAGGGTGCCTTCACCTATGCCGTACACGCTCTTGGGTGTCGTAAACGACCAACGCAACTCATGCATGTTGCTGATGTTGAGCAGTTCAATGTACCGCGCCATCTTAAAGTCAAGGGGCGCAATCCCGCACCGGGCTTCAACCCGGCGTATCCATAGCTGACGCTTATTCATTGCTGCCATATTTCTTTAGCTCGTGTAGTAGGATGTGCTTGAACGTCTCGCTGCCATCGTTGATCAGCGTGAAGTTCGGGTTAATCTGCTCTTGTTCCGTCTCGGACACATGATCCATAGGATCTACGCCGAATCGCCTGACTCGGATGACGATGCCACCTTGCTCGCGGATAGCCGCAGCTTCGTTAAGGAAACGCACGTCGTCGATAACGAGCAACCTGTCCGGCGGCATAAAGCTCACCCACAATTGCGGGTCATACGCCCGGCCGGCCATGCCTAGGTCTTGCAGGAGCTTCCGCCCCCGCTCGTCCTTGTTGCCATCCCAACCCATGTAACAGCCAGCAAGCCGTTTGATCTCGTGTGCAAACGAGAACAGTCGATAGGCAGGATAGCACTCCTGAACGACCGAAGCTGCGTAGCTCTTGCCTGAGCCGGATAGCCCGGTGAAGCCGATGATTTTGGTGCGGAGGATCATTTCTGTGTGCAAGTGTGCGTGCAATTACATGTTCCAGCAAAGTAGCGGATTTCTGCAATTCGCCATCTGAATCCCGCATAAGCAAGGAATGGGAACAAAATAACAACGATGATGTATTTTGTTTTGTCGGTCATTTCCCCTCCTTTGCTGCTGCAATAAGCGCGTCTGCCCCTTCAAGTGCGTACTTAATCCAAGCACCCTTCACTTCAGTCACATAAAGCGTGCTGGAAAACCTGCTAGCAACAAGCATCGCCGCAATCTCTAGCCGAGACGGTTCTGGGCGGGTTTCTTCAAGTTCTTTGCGCAACTTGATTACTTCATCTTCCCAAGAATCACATGAACACTCTAGGTTTTTATTTAGTTGTTGCAACTCATCCAGCCTTAGAGCAGCTAAGGACACCAAGGATTTTGTAAGCGGCCCTTCTGGGTTTAATGATTTAAGATTTTCTATAAGTGCTTCTGTAGTCATTTCCCCTCCTTCATTGTCAGCTTATACGCCTGCGCTAGCACAAGGTCAGCATCGAGCAGTGCAGCCCGGTCGTTAGCAAACGCCGAGTGAGCGTCGTAGTGCCGTAGCAGGCAGTGCTTAAGCTGCTCGATGACCGATGCAGCCTGAGACAAAGCGTGCCTATACATGAGTAGTTTGTTTTGCGCGTCCATTAGTTGTACTTGTGCCACTTGTTGTTTTGGTTCACGCCCATCCGACGAAGCGCGGTTCTTTCCTCGTAGCCGATGCCGATAAGCGCATCAACCATTTCTTCGTCACTAGGCCACACCTCCTTGCGGAAAGTGAAAGGATGTGCGCGGAGCCACATGTCTAGCTCAGGCCACCGGTTCGGCACCGTCTTGTCGGCGAAGTAATCCCACCACACGATCTGCGCCACAAACACTTGCATCCGTGTTGGCAGTTCCATGATCCGTGCTCGCCACTCCCGTGGATCGATCTTGCGCAAGCGCGCCACCCAGCCGTTCGATTGTCTCTGTCTTTGTCTTGTTCTCATCTTTTAGTCGTTTGTTTTCTTGTGTTAACACATGGATCTTCTCCATGAGGTTGTCGATTAGTTGAGCACTCATTCTCTGTCGAGGATTAAGCTCAGGGCTAAGGCTATGATGCTCAGCACAGCAATAGCAACCTGAATTTTAGGGTTTTTCTTCATTCTTGTTCTCTTTAGCGTCGCAGTCTTCGCAGATCCAATCGTCGAACAAATCTTGCGTAAGCCAGATGCCGCACTCGGGGCATGTGGGCAGCTCTGCCAGCGGATCGCTATCTCCGGGGTAACCTGTGCTGATCATTTGCTGTCCTCCCATTTGTCTAATGTCCGAAGGAATGCCTCTGCCCGTTGGCGAGCGGTTGCTCGAAAATACCACTGCTCATCATTGCGCTCAATCTGGCGAGCCATTATCCAAAGCTGATCTTCTGTCAGCGTAGCCTCCACCTCATGCATTAAGTTAAGGTCACTCGAATAGTGAAACGGGTTATGTGACACCACTCGCGCTTTATTGGCATATCTCTCCCATAGCTTACGGTCGTCGTTCCACACAAATCCAACGGCCTTGTGTATGGCTAAGTTAATTTGCTCGTCTGTCATTTGCCCCTCCATTCTTGCATGGCTGACACAGCAAACGCTGCGCTGGCCCAAAACAGGACGAGCAATACAATGGCCTCCCATAGCTCTTCAGCGAAGTAAGCGATGGCAAGTCCGTCGAAGACGGCGAGGGTAGCAAAGCCCCACAAATACGGGACTGCTTTGTTAGTGTTGTCAGGTTCTAGTTTCATGTAACTTTGGTAGTGTTTATTCATTGTGGAATGTAGCGGTTTTGCCTGTAAAGCGTAAGTTTGCGCTCACGCCGCACGGGCCGTTTCGTTGGATGGGTATGCCAACCTCACGGAACTCTGCGTCATCGGACAGCTTCACAACCATCACGGCTGTAGCGTCTTGCCCGATTGCACGACTTTCGCGAGCTTTACCCTGTTCATTTAGTTGCGTAATCGAGATGACTAAGCAACCTAATTCGATGCCAAGTAGTCGCAGGCTTCGGCTCACCTCGGCGACCTCACGCTCACGGCTACTGTCCTTGCCTAGGTCACAGCGCACAAGCTGGATGTAGTCAACAAACAGTACGCCGAGGCCGTCTGGGGACTTCGCCATAGCCCGCGCAGTGGCGCAGATGTTGGCGATGTCATAGAGATCGTCGCGCACAACCAAACGGCTGTTATTGAGCTTCTGGATGGCACTGTGGACACCTCGGATGTCCCGTTCGTGCTTGGCACCTTCAGCAAGCGCACGCAGGCTGACGTTGCCTAGCCGAGCTACGAGACGGTCAATGATCTGGTTGGCTGGCATCTCAAGCGAGATGACGAGTATTCCTTTGTTCATTTAGTAATGTGGTAAAAGCTAACGCTGCGCAGGCAGGAACGACGCCGTTTCCAAGTAACCGCATCCTGTCCACCCAATCGGGACCCCCATCATCCATTCGCAGTAAGATGGGTTCAGTCGTCCCGTCTGCCCAGTCCGCTCCTGGGCTACTGCGCACAGATAGCTCCTGTTGTTCATGTGCTGATGACTCTTGCTTCCAAGCGGCCCACAGCCCTTGTACTCGCTCGTTCTGATCGTGGGCCAAGATGAACACTCGCTTCCGCTGGTGAGGCGCACCGCATTCAGCCGCGCTGAATATGCCCCACGACACTTTGTAACCCATTTCTTCCAGATCGCTGACAACAGTGGAGAGTCCCAGCGTAATATGTCCTTCGACGTTTTCAAATAGGCAAACTCTTGGCTTGAGAATAGCGATGCCTTTAGCAATGTGTGGCCACAAGTGTCGTTCGTCTTCTGTTCCGAGTCGCTTTCCTGCTGCGCTGAAAGGCTGACATGGATAACCTCCAGAGAGGATGTCCACCTTTCCAGAAAACTCTGCCCAAGGAAAGGATCGCAGATCAGTCCAGATCGGAGCCGCATCAAGTTGCCCGCCTTCCATTCGCGCAAGTAAGCACTCGATTGCGAAGGCTTCGATCTCCGCATAAGCGACTGTGCGCAACGGGAGGCAGCGTCTGAGTCCGAGGTCGATTCCGCCATACCCGGAACATAACGAGATGTGAGTGATTTCGGTAGTATCCACATTAGCGCGTTCCATTACCTGGCCTTGCAGACGTGTGACTATGCTGTCCCGTGTACGGCTCGAGCAGATACTTCACCTCAATAAGATCCGTTGATTGATTCTCCGGCAGAAGCATAAGCGCCTCCATCTTTGAGCCTAGCGCGTCCTTCGGGCCGATACAGATAATGTCCTGCGTCTTCTTTGGCCGTGGCAGCTCCACGTTTTGCAGCACATTAGTGCGGCGAATGAGTACCCAGTCGCTCATGCTTCCTCCCATCTTCTTGGCAACATGACGCGCATCGTTGGTGGACCGGGCCACACGTCTTGATCGAGGCACAACTTGTACTGCGACAGTGTCACGTCGAGCTGCTCGTTGGCTATGTTGATGAGTTCCGTGGACGCCTTCACCCACTGCGAGAGATGGGGCGCTTGCATATCGACGACCAAGAAATAGAAGTCTATGTCCTCTTGGCCGGTGATCTGCTCAAGACCGTAAGTGTACCAAGCGGCCTGTTTGTCGTAGCCGAAGCCAAAGAACTTGTGGTCGAATTTCGAGAAGTCGCTGGTCGTCTTCAAATCAACGATAGCTGGACGACCTTTGATCTCGGTGATCATGTCCGGGCGCCCCTTGCATTGCACACCGTCACGTTCCCAGAACATGGATGCCTCGATGATCTTCGCCGCCGTCACCATCTGGAGCAATGGCTCCACGGCTGCGCAGGCACCCTCCACGCGTGCCCCTTCATCCTCGTTAAGAATGACCTTGCCAATGTTCTCTTGGCAGAAGTTCTCCCACGTCAGCTTGCCCTCCTTGGTGCGCCTGTCGCACGCTGGAGCAATAGCATACTCACAGCGGCCTTCAAGGGCGAGGCTGTGTACAAGCGTGCCAAGCTCCATCTCGCGGCTGGGCCTCCAGTCCTGCTTTTCCTTCCACTTGTAGTACGCCGGGCAGACCGCGAATGCGTCGAGGCTATGCTTCGATAAACCGTGCATTCCACGGTACGTTGTCATTTCTAGGTTTTGTAATAGTTCTGTTTTCATGTTGTTATGGGTTGATTTCAAGCGCCCCGCAGCCGACAATCTTACCGGCTCCGTCACGGATGAGTTTTGTTGGACTAGCCAAATCTGTTCGGTTGGGTAGTGCAGTACGCACATAGCCAGGCACAATGTAAAGAATTCCTTTTACAGGGTCAGGCAGGTTGCTGACCTTAGCGTCTTTACAGCACATGATGGGCACACCATCAACGTCTGCGACTTTACTCAGGTGTGAGTGTACTTTAACCGAGTATCCGCTCGGCTCGATCACGCCATACCCGGTAATGTGGATATCGTGAGGTGTAAGGTTTACGAGTTTATTCATTTATCAAGTTTGCAATTATGTTGAGTGCCAGCATGGTTTTGCCAGATTTGGTTTCACCACCGATGACTACGAAGTCACCAAAGCGTATCGGACAGATGTTGTCTATCGCAGAATAGCCTGTCTTTATCCGCATGGACTCGTCGTCACCTGTCTCGTAGCGTGTCAGCGCATTGAGCAGGAGCGCCTTAGTATCCATCACCTTTGGCGGAGCAAGCTCACGGGACAATCCCTCGACCTTCATTACGACGTCGCTCAGAAGCTCGGGCGTCTGCACGGTAGCGTCGCTAATGGCCATCAGCGTCTCGTAGGCGACATGCTGCAAGGTGCGGCGCTTGGCTGTATTCTTGACTATGTCTACGAGGTCGCCGATGGCACCGGCGATTGGCATCAGCGTATACAGGTCGCTTAACTGGTAAAACTCGGTCGCCGGTAAGGTCTCGCGGCACTTCTCGAAAATCACGCGAATCTCAGAGGACGCATTGCGGGACTGCTGCTGCAAGATAATCTCGCATACCCGGTGACTAAGCGGATCAAAGATGTCCGATACCTTAAAGTTCTTCTCCGAGATGTGATGCAAAAACACCTCAGGATGATTCAGCGCAATCGACGCTATGCCGCGCTCGGCCTCCAGCGCAGTTGGCACCACCGTGTCAGGTGGCAACTCAACGGGTCGCCGCCTACCAGCTTTCTTGTGTTCCATGCTGTGATCCCATGAGATTGTCCCGCTTAAGAAGAGTCTTGATCGGTGTACGCACCATTGACGCTGCACGGGATAGCCAGCCGTTCAGGAAGCGCCCCATGCCGCGTGGAGTCTTGCGGCGCTTAGGGTCAGCTTCAAGCCAAGCGTGGGCCTTCAGCAGCTCCTGCTCGACGGTCTTCTCACCGTAGATGATGACGAGATCCTTCATCAAGCCCGGCGGCACCTGCCATTCCTTTCCGTCGATAGTCGTGTACGTCATGTTGTACATGCTCATCGTCCTGCCTGACTCGGGATCTTTGCAGAGATCGTCGATAATCTCGTTAACGGAAGTGTACCGCTTGCCGGACGACTCAAGCTCTTTGTTCGTGACGATGCACATGGCATCCGCCAAGTCCTGCGCAGGCTGTACAGGATCTGGTACGACAGCTGCCTTACCTTGACTCGCACTCAACGAATCACAATGCTTCATTACGTCAACCCAATTGCCGAGTTTCTTTGGCTGCGACTCTGGCTGTGGTTCGCTGGCGAGCTTGCAGGGCTCTTCCAGCGGGACGATAAGCTCGACCTTCGTTCCTGACGTATATGTTATATTGATGCTGATGTTCATAAAATGTGCGCGTTGTGCAGTCGCGCCCCTGCCTGGTGCAGAATTATTTAACCAAACCTTCCATGCCATCCCTGAGTAGCTTGAAGAACAGCTCACTGCTCATCGTCACTAGCCAAGGTGTACGGTTCTTCTTGTGAGCAACGATCCACGCCTTGCCAGCACCATCGCGCTCGGCCTGCTCTGTGGCCTTGATGAGATTGAGGTTCTCGACGAACTTCACCTCTTGATGTAGCGCTGCAAGCTCCTCGCAAATCACATCTGGCGAGTCCGTCCCTCCGGCAAACTGCTGACCACGCCTCGCCGTGAAGCCAGCAGCCCGGAGTTCGTCGCGCCACATGCGCTCGCCGCGGCAACCTTTAGCCCTGCTGTTTATTGGCATCGCGTTTGGCCTGTAACCAAGCGTTAACCTCAGCCACATCAAACCGCAAACAGCGTGCGCTGATCCGGTGATGTGGAATCTTCCCTTCGCGGCACCACTTCAGGATGGTCTGAAGCGTGACCCCGCACAACGTGGAGATGTCTTTGGCTTTTACCATTTGAGATCGTCCTCCTCAAGTTCAACGGGCTCGTCTTTCTTCGCCGGTTTAGTCTGCGCTGAAGGGAATGCCTTCGCAAATCCCGCACGATCTGCGGAGATGAACAAGCTGGTAGCGATCGCCTGAAGCTGCTCGGGCGTGACGCTTGCCTGACCGCCAACCCACTCGGCTGCTTTGATGGCTTCAGCCATAAGCTGCGCCGCTTGGAAGAGCGCACGTTTGGCGTCTGCTACGGTGAGTGACACTGGCGACGAGGCCTGCACCGGCTTGCGTGGGCCTGCTGCGGCTACGGCACTGCCAGCG